TGATGCCCCACTGACCAGTGGCGGTGTTATAAACCCAATTCATTTATTTTTTGTTGGTTGCGCTTCCGACATTGACGGCGAGAAGATTCACAAATTTCATAGCTTTTTCGAGCCATTCATTGTCTTTGGGCGTGGGTGTCACAGCCGCAATAATTGAGGCAATAGCGATGATTGCAGTGATTGTGTCGATGATGTGTTCCATTTTTTTCTCTCTTTAGTTTGCGTGTAAGTTATCAATTTTCTCTTCGAGCCTATCGAAGCGTTTTAAAATTCTTTCTATGTCAGCTCTTACTTCTGTTTTCGTCACATACGTTCTTGGTATTTCTTCTCTTGTTTTGCTCAATAAAATATCGATGCGTTTAATCTCAGCTAGATTGGCTCTGATTGAATAAACGAGTGGCGCATATACGAGCGACAAGATGACGTTCCAAAAAATTAAGCTGTTCATTTCCATGTTATTTCTTCCTATTCATAATGCCGACAGCACTGCGCACACCAAAGCTGGCTGCCACAATGACTGAGAGCATGTATTGATACCAAGTTGGCATTTCTTGTAATGCTGCAAAGCCATCTTTTACATAGGGCACCGCAGATGGGATGAAGCACATAACCAAAGGCATTGAGAACAAAACAGTAAGCCATTCGTCTTTCCAGGAGTTGCCCGCATTTTGTTGTGCAACGGTTTCCCAATCTTTGGCTGCTTTGGCCTTCGCTTCTGATTTGGCAATGCGCCCCTGTAAGAAGGTGCTGCCAAGTTTTCCTATTAATTTAATCGCTTCAATCATTTCTTCAGCTAATGTATTGTTGTTTCTTCATGTGAAAGCAACTCACTGTTTTCATCTATCACATCAGACAAAAAACAAAGCACCAACTCCTTTGCGTGTGCTAAGTTTTTTGCCTTTATACCTTGAGCCGTATACACCAATTCTCCGTCATCTGACAAAAACTCAAGGTCAAAATAAGAATAACTATCCGCCGGAACCATTAAACAATCCGGTTGCTTGCGTTTTAGCAACTTGCCTCAATATCTCTCGATCTCGCTCCATAAGGGCTTTAATCTCAGTCATCGAAACTTGAGCACCATACTTCGCTCTCAGTTCTGCTGCTTTCAGTGCAATATCGGCTTCGGCTTCATCGCGTTTAAAGTCATCATCCATGATGATTTTCATGCGGTCGGTCTCGGAGTCGATGATTGCTTTCTGCGCTGAAACTTGAGCTTTTTGCATCTCGGCTTGAGCCAACATTTCTGCTGGATCAGACTTTTGCTCTTCTTGCTGTGGAGGCATTGGCGGAATGTTTGTATTTACAAACGCTGTGGAATCTTTAAACCCAGCCATTTCAATCATGCGTGATAATGTGTTTGCGTATTGTTGCATTGTGACCAATGGATTATCCGGCCCAAGCATTTGTAAAATCTGTTCTTGTTTTCCAGCAACCATACTTAAAACTTGCATCTTCTCTTCATCGGAATTTTTACTGATGGCCACATTAACGGTCAAGTCCTTGTCGGCATCCCAGAATCGAGGGTCTACAGCCACGAATTCGTTGTTCAATCTGACAACGGCTTCTTGGTCTTGGTGCTTAATGACTAAGTGATTGATGAGCTTAAACAGCGATTGCATACCGCCTTCTGCCAGGTGTCGGCAAATGAGCTCGATTCTGCCTTGTGCGGCGGAGACTGTCGCGGTTACAGCCGTCTTGGTTGAGGATTGCAACGCATCGGCGTTTAATCCGGCAGCGGCTTTTGAGACTCCGGTTCGATCTTCCTTTAGGGAGTCGAGGTACTGCATAAAAGGGAAACTTTCCTTTCCCACGAAAGGTATAGACATCGGCTGAACCATGCCGGGCGCTCTGACTCGAATCGGTTGTCCGATATCGGTGTTCAGTACGTCATCAATGTTTACTTGGCCTTCAACTATCGTCATTCTTGGAAAAATCGAATGTCCGAGTGAATCTAGGGTGTCTCGCATGATTTGAGACTTGGAGGCTTGGATCGGAATGAGGTAATCGGCGGGGCAGTTGCCAATGACTGTGTGTGGCTCTGGGTCTGTTTCAAACATGGCGATTGGCAGTTCATCCCAGGGTGAGACATTGACGATGTTGCAAGCATCGCCGACTGTGCACACTCGGATCAATTCATCGATTCCATCCTCGTCTAAATCGTAACGCAGATAGTGTTCAACATATAAAACACTGCGGTCGCCCAAGTCAGAACGATCAGGAAAGAGGTTTTCATCGAGCGGTGAACGCGCCTCTTGTTCTTGATAGCTTTGATTATCAAGATAATCGCCGGAACCAACATGATCCATCATGTCGTCCTGATCGTATCCCATGGCTACCAGATCACCCACTGACTTGATCATTCTGTGGGCTACATAGGGAGAAGTATGTATGTCTCTAGCAGCGCGGGAGATTAAAATTTCCTCAGGCGGTACGGCTTCAATAACCACCTCGTCTTTTGGTTTGACCCGCCTGATCTTGCAATCATAACTAACGGGCGTTTCCTCTGTGATTTCCTCACCGGATATTTGATCCATCATAACCATGCTTTCAGAGGTCACTGTTTCTTCTATCACTTCAACGTCTTTTTCCATCAATAGCGCCATATACGCTTCGGGTGAGAGGTCGGTGTATTCATGGGTGGAGACCGAGATGGAATCGTCCCAATATGCCTTTATGAAGCCAGATTTCCTAACAAGAGAGTCTTTGAACGCATCATAGAGCACAGAAAACCCTTGGTTCCTTTCAATGATGTGGTTGATGTAATCGGTTTGTTGTTGAGCAAGAGGAATGTCGTCTGCGTTCTTGGGAATAAACTCAACCACTTTTTTCGTACCGAAAAACGTACGCATGATTGATGGCAGCATAAACAAAATACTGTCCCTAACAGAGGTGTCCACAAACTCAGATTGTAGGCTCGATGTTCCGGTGGGTTCTTTGCCCAAATAGTATTCTGTTGCCAGTGCTCTTTCTTGTCCAATTTGATCAATAAAGTCTTTCGCATCATCCATTGCTGAATTGATAACGCTTTGCAGCTCTTCCATGTTCGCTGGCTCTTTTACATCATCGCTGTCTTTTTCTTGATATTGATCTACATCACTTGTATTTTTCATTCGTTATCCTACTCGTATGATTTTGCTTTTGAGGGGTGCCTTGAAATTATAACCCATGGCAGTGAATTTACCACCAAATGATGCAGCAGAGGAGGCCATCGTCAGAGACAGTGCATCGGCTTTATCGGGTGACTTAATGCCGCGTTTACGCATGGCTTCCTTGGCTTCAATCTTTATCTTGCCAGTGGATGTGTATGTGTATTGAGGGGTTGATAATTCTGCAATGAGTTCATCGTCTTCTGGCAAACGACAATCTCTGGCTGTCAACCAGTCTCTCATCGCCCACCATAATTCTGCTCGTAAGTTTAAATAATTCTTTCTGCTCGATGGAGATTCCGCAACATTTATGCCCCTGACAGGCAAGTCTTGTTCACTCAGTCGATCGACCACGCCAGCGCCCAAGCCAATGACATCGATTAATATTTCGGATGGTTTGTGCATCGTGGTTGCACTGTCATAGAGGTTTTTTACCGCCCCGCAAAGTTGCATCAAGTCCATCCCCTTGAATGTCTTAATCTCAAAAACTGTGTTGCCCTGGCGAATACACAGTGCTGAGCGATCTCTTCCAAACCTACTAACATCCAATCCCCATATAATTGGCTCTGAAGCGGTGAGTGAAACATCTCGATTAACGGCTGCTCTTGCCAGCTCAATCGGAATGACGCAATCATCGTCTTCGTTTGGAAACTCACCAAGCACTTCGACTTTGGCAACCGTGGAATCTTCGCCGTATTGGTCGAGCATTTGTTGAAACAGTTTTTGATCGGTGCCCTCGACTGTGCGAGAGTCGATTTGCTCAGTGTTCCAAAATGCTCGTTTGGAATGAAACGAATCATAGAACGGGCCAGAGTTTCTACGCGGATTTGAAAAGCACATCCAGTAACGATCTTTTGTGGGCTCAGTGAAAAACCCCTCAGAAACACTAAAAATACTGCCAGGAATTCCGGACGACTCATCCATCAGCAAAAGAAGCCCATAGTTACTGTGCAACCCGGCAAAATTATCCGGTGACTCTTCCGACCAAAGTTGGCTCTGTGCGTAGTAATAACCGCAGTCAATACTGAGATCGTTTGCAAGCAATTCCTCGAACCAAGGGGCGGGCTTGACAGTGGTGGCTGTTTTCATAAACCAGTGCGAGTTGACTGAAAGCGTCAGCCACTTTGATAGTTCAGCCCAAGTACGAGAGCGGAGCTGTGCTTCTGTGTTTGCGGTTACAACGATGGTGGCTCCGAGGCGTGTGCTTAACATCCACAATATGATCCATGCAACCAAAGCAGACTTACCGATGCCTCGACCAGAGGCAACTGCGAGTCTAAACATCTCAGGCATATCGAGCGATTCATTCTTGGAAATATGGTTTGCAATATCCACTAAAATTTTTTCTTGCCACTTACGCGGGCCTGTGAAGTCTTCGAGGGGGGTGTCTGCTTTACCCCAGGGGAAGATATAACG